CTTCTGTCCAGCTACTGTGTGAAGCCATAGTGTTGCCAGCCGCAGGGCTGTTGGACGCGCCTGAGCCATACAAGCCAATGTACCAAGTGGCGGTGTAGGCACTGCCAAGGAAGTACTTGTTGTTCATATCCTGCAAGCCTACGTTGACGACCAGATTGGGGCATTCAGCTTCCCATTTCAGGTTGCCATCTTTGTCAAAGCACTGCATGGTGTAAACACCCTTGGCAGTAGCTGACTCGCCTGATTGCAAAGTTTTTGTGATTGCGCTACCAGCAGTGTCGGCGGCTTTTGCTTTTTCTATGCTTGACATTTCTTACTCCTTAAACAAGTCGAATGAGTGCGGATGTGCTTGTGTTTGCAGGCATTGCCACAACGAATGTATTTGTTGATGTTTTGTTGTTGCCAAAGTCTAAAACGCAGACTGCGCCGTTGCCCCCAGCTTTGTATATCAACGCACCTCTTGCAGTGATCTGACCTGTCCATGATGGAGAAGTGAAAGTCACATACGTAACGCTGCCAGCCGCTGTTGTTTGAGACGTGACCGTAGTTGTCACGATCTGACCGCCCGCCACATAGTTACCACCAGACGCTTCTCCTGTCGTGGTGTAGGCCGTGGTGGTTTGATCCAGCGTTGCATCGTTGGTGTACAGAGCCAATCGGAACGTATCCGAGGTCAAGTTGATTGACCCGTTTGCCAACCCTGCCCGCAACGTATTGCAAGAGAAGTTTCCTGTGAAAGCCATCAGGTCACCGCCTGTCTAAACTGTCCTGACCTGTAAGCGTCTTGACGCTCCATGCCATCGCCCAGACGTTTCGCCAACGCAAGTGCTTCTTTGAACTTGGTGTCGTACAACGAGATGATGTCTTGCTCACCCTTCATAAAGGTGTACGCCTCTACCAGAGAGCCGTAGAGCAAAACAGAATCAAAGTTGTCACCCAACCATGTTGTGGTTGCTGTGGTGATCGACTGTGGGTAGTAGTAGTAATGCAACTCTACAGAATACGCAGCATCTGGTGTTGGGCCAAGAATGAAGCTCAGTTCATTAGTCACAACGGGGTTTGCATCATTTGTTGTGGTTGGGCCAAACAAAGCATAGTATTTTGGAATCGCTGTGTCTGTTGGTTTTGGGTACGCCTGACGGATAAAGTTCACGTCCTTATTCAGCAAGTATTCGTAGTTACCAAGCGCATCAATAACCGCTATTGAATAAACGGCAAGGAAGTCACTTGGGCATGACAAATACTTGTTGTTGATTGTGGATGTACCCGTCACATTCTTGCGAATGGACGGAAACTGAATCATGTTGTAAATGCGTTGTTCAGCCTGCTCGATGAACCGATTTATCTGGGCCGTTGAAGACTCAGTCGATCCATCAGCAAGATATACAGCGGGGAACTGATTCTCAGTATAGCTTTGTATGCTTGTAACTAGTTGTTGGTAGTTCAATTTGCTACCTCCAAAATTGTAAATTTATCTTTTATTTTTGATCCATTGCGAAGTGCGTATCGTACACCTGTGTGACTTACATTTAAATATTTTGCTGCGTGTGAAACAGATAAAAAAGAACAATTTATTTCTGGGCAAAATACATGTTTTGCCCGTGCTGCGCTTCCAATTGCCGCGACACACTTTCCTCTCTGTGTGGCTTCTGGGCTGTTTGAAAGTTGTTTAAGTTTTTCTATTTGGGTTGCCCGCCAGTCAGTATTTGCCCACTGCCGCTTCAAACGCTCTGATCGCGCCTTGCACGTTTCTACTGATGTAACAACTCCGCGATGGCCTGCGCCTCCTTTGGTAATGTTGTACACAGGAGAAAGTTCTTCTATAAATTTAATTTCAGCCGCGTTCAGTGTTGCCGCATCAAAAGCAGAAAAAACCTCTACAAACTTAAAAGATTCTTTTCCATGCTCAATAATGGCTTTTGTAAGTTTGTATTTTTGCGTGGCTTGGGAATTGGCAGTATTTATGTGCGTCTTCCATCTACGCGCCGCTTTTTGGCGTGTTTGCCCAACATACTGTTCACCAGTAACAGTATTTGTAACAACGTATATGGAGCCGTATCGTGTCACGCCATTGGCCCCCGCGACATCAAGCCTTTGGTAGCCGCACCTGTGCCACGCATTTTGATGCCAGTTGTCTTGGTAGGCGGGTAGTCTTGACTGCGCGTGTTTGCAACAGACACAACTTGTTTGCGCATGGTTTCTTTTGCTGGCTCTTCACCAACAACAACGCTTGGAACTTTTTTGGGTTGTTTGTACTCAGCCATTTTATTTACCCCGTCCGGCACTGCGTTGGTTCATCACCTTCGCCATGTTGCGACCATACTTAAGCATGTCGCTGTTGGTTTTACCACCGGCACGCATTTTTTTAGCCGCAGCATCTGGATGCGCGGATTTCATGCCTTTAGCCATGTGTGCTTTAAGTTCTTTCTTTGTGTCCATGTTTAAACTCCTAAGTTACGCTTACCGTGACTGTACCAAGTTCCACTGCCAAAACCAAATAGTTTGGCGTTAAGTCAGTGTCAAAAAATGAAGCCCCACCCACTGGATTCCAGCCCCATTGGAAGATTCGACTGCCGCCTTCGACTGTACCTGCTCCATTTGGCCCATTCCCAGTGGGAACAAGCTGCAAGCCGTTTGTGCCTGACAAGATGTAACTCCGGTCTGGCCTTGGGTTTCTCAAAGCTTGTGGGTCATCAACCGGCCACATGCCCAACTGCAACTGTGGGTGGTCGGGGTCCCAGCACTCAGGACAAACCAGCAGATCGTACTTCTTTGTCTTGATGATCTCAGTCTTCAAAACCTTCAGTTGGAATCGTTGACCACAACGGTCGCATTCCGCGATTGCGCGTTTGCCTGAAGCAAAACGATTACCCATTAAACCATTCTCCCCTTGGTCTTACCACGAGAAGCAATGCCATCGGCACGGCGGGAAGCGGTCAGGCCACCTTTTTTAAAGGTAGTGTCAGACCCAAATTTACGTTTTTGTGAGGGTGACAGTTCTGCTCGTTCTTTGTCTGTCATTTCAAACAAATTAGGCTGTTTCCTAAAGTTTTTTCTTCCCTGTAACTCAGCAAAATTCTTATCTGCCTGTTCACGCCTACTAAGTTGTCCGGGTGTCATCGCTGCTTTTTGCGCATCTGTCATTTCAGACAAACTTTTTGGGATTGTGTTCATGTAATTTATTAAATTTTCTCTTTCTGCTTTGAATCTAGCAGCACGTTCTTCTTTGATTTCTTTAGGTATTTTTGGGCCTTTTAAAGACCCCCAATCAAAATTAGGGTCACTTCTTTTGGCCCAACGCTCCGCCACGGTCATCCGTCCACTGCCCGCGCCACCAGCGCCCGTACCGCTACCTTCAAGCGTTTGTTCTTCACCGGGTTTTTTTGGTATACCTTTAGGCATGGTTATCTCCCAATATAAGTTTGACGTGGAACAAGCCGCAATGCGGCTTTCTCATGATCTTCGTACGCTGCCAGTTCCCAAGCTTCGTCGTACTGTTGTTTCAGGAAACCAAGACGCTCCACGCCGGTGGGGATCTTTCCGGCGATGTAATACGACAGGCCAGCGGCCATACAAGGAATGAAGCGGAACGGCACGTCCATGATGTTGACACCGCCGCCTGCGTCTTGGGTGCGACGTAGACGCCAATACACCAACTGATATTGCTGGGCATTGTCTGGCGTAGGCCAAACGGTGACTGCTGGGACTTGCTGCCAATAAACGGTAGCCGCAGCGGTATGTGCCGCTGCAATCGTGTTTTGTTGCCCACGAAAACAGTTATACAAAGTCCCCGTGACAGCGTTTGTATTCTGGGTTATATAACTGTAGTTGATGATCTCGTTGTCAATCTTTATAAACCCAGATGCGGGTAAACCCGTAACATCACTTAGCACGATTTCAGTGGATGTACTTGTGATTGTTGTGGTCAGCGTAGAAGAGATAGGGCTAGTCTGCCCATTGAACCGCTGAATCCAAATCTGGATGGGTCTGGCTTGAGTGATCTTGTTGGGGATCGTAGCGTAGGTGGAAACGCTAATACGTGTGATGGTCAGGTCGGCCTGAGTTGAAGCTATATTCCCGCCTGTACGGATGACATGCTCCAACAGGTCAATGGTGTCGTCAGGCAGCGGGTAGGTGTTTTGGCCCTGCACCAAATCAATAATCCCAGTCTCAATTGTCCACAGGTTGATGCCACGGTTGGCCCAATCAGCAAACATAATGTTCAAACTACGTCTGGCTGTTCGCAGGTCATAGCCAGTGCGAAGCTCGCTACCAGCGCGTTCAAACGCCTCCTCGACCAACTCGGTGAGGTCTAGGTTAAAGCTGACTGCGCCAGAAGTGTTTGCCATTATCTAAACCCTGCCGTTTTCTTTGCTACTTTGGGTGGTTGCTTTACGAATTGCTTCCCTTTAGCTTTGCCAGCACGTTTTGCACGTGTTGTCGCAGCGTACTCAGCAGGGCTGAGGCTTTTGATTGCAGCTTCAGGAAGGTATCTTTCACCTGTGTCAGAAGATTTTTTACCACTTTTGGTTCTCCATTTTTGGTCACCCCAGTTCTTAAGGGAAGTCTGCGGTGCTTTCAATCTCGGTAACCCCCGCCAGCAGCCTTGTACTTCTTGGCCACCAACTGCGCTTTCCTCGCGCTCCACTGACCTGCGCCAGTACCATGTGTTGCTGCTGATTTGACCTGAGCCACGATTCGCTTACGCAGGCTAGGCTTGGTGTAGTTGCCAGCGGCGTTGACCTTACCGCCCTCTGCATACATGTCTACGTCTTGCGGTTTGTCTTTGCGGCGGACAGTCTTCTTCCCCGGCATCTTGGACGGGTTAATGTCCCCCATGCCGCGAGAAGCCATCATCAGATTATCTTCCCGCGAGTCTTGCCTTTGACAGCGCAACCATCAGCACGACTGGAAGCTGAACCGCCTTTGGCCATGTTTTTAATTTTGTACGCTGCTTCAGTCTTCTTCTGCGTATTGGTTTCTTCCTTCTGAGCGTCCATTTTTTTGATGTCTTCAGAAGTCATAGAGTCCTCATACGTAGTACCGGGACGGCGCGGTTTGTACGCATCCATCGTTCCTGCTTTGGTGCTGGTTGCCATGACTTACTCCTTAGCAGGCTTTGCCGCCAGATTTCATGGTGACCATTTTGCCTTTGGTTTTACCTTGAACCTCAATGCCACCACCCTTAGCCATTTTCATGCCATCTTTAGCGGTGTCCATGCCTTTTTTCATCACGGGTTTGCCCATCTTAGAAGGCATCTCTGATTTGGCTCCAGCTTTTTTCTTAGCTATCATTGCCATAAAACCGGGGTTCATTTTTGTTGCCATAGTGTTTCCACCTTCCTTGTAAAGTTCTGTTTTGCCCTGAAGAGTTTTGGGCTTGTTCACCTTTTGCAAATCAGGCCGCGTACGCGACCCACCTTTAAACTCAATACCTTTGCTTGCTGCACTAAATTCTTTTGCCACCTTCTGCGGGATACCCGCCTGCTTTGCAAATGCTGGATTGTGCGCCGCAGCATCCATGAATTTTTTTTGCTTTTTACTTGTTGCTGGCATCGTCGTCTTTCTTGCGGCCCACAAGTTTCTGCACAGTATCTGTTTCGTAAATACGCAAAGCGAGCCAAACGATGGTCAAAACACCACCAATAAGAGTCACGACTGGAGTCAGCCAACCCATGAAACCGCCAAGTCCAACAACCACAGCCGCGCCATCAGTCATTGTTTTTACGTCGTTGTTCATACAAACCTACCTCTCGTTTTACCTTGGGTGGCGCAACCATCTGCTTCGCTAACGTATCCACCATCTGCGCAGTTCCACGCACGAAGACTCTTGTTAATCCTCGAATCCGGATCGCTTGCGGTCTTGGCGCTCGTGAGCTTCGCTTTCATGCCTTTCATTCGGGCGCAGAAAGAGTCGCGGCGACTGCCGCCCTTTGGCTGGGGCGCTTTCAACCCGGGTTTCCCCGGATTTGCTGCGTTGTAGGAAGCTCGTCCTTTGGCGTTCAAGCCGCCTTTGGGATTCTTCCCCTCTGCCCGTTGCCATGCGGGTGACTTAGCCATAGTAAATCTGCGCCCCGTCAATGCCGCTCATGTAGGCATAAATTCCATTTTTTGCCACTACGCCTTCGCCGGGAATAAGCGGAGCATTTTGAAACTCGTCCGATGAGTGCGTTTCGTAGGTCATCAGCCAACGATTTGCGCCACTGACATAAACCGCTGCTGGAGAGCCTGTGATAGTCCCAGTATTGATGTCTGTGATCGTAAACGCATCTGCGGTTGTTACGGTAATGGGGTAATTTCCGTCAGTAGCAGCGCCACCTGAGCCACTTACAAAATGTATACCAACAACAGTGCCGGTTGTTAACCCATGCGCAGTTTTTGCAATTGTCACGGTCGTGCCGCTGCGCCCATAAGTTACGCTTGAAGTTACTGGGGCTACGGTTGTATCAAACAACACAAAAGTACCGCCACCACCATAAAAAGAAACGCCCTTTACACGGTTGCGTCCAAGCACAAAAAAACCGCTTTGGTTTAAATGCCCTTGTTTTACGTCATATTGCATCGTCATAATCAATCTCCTGATTTAACAGGGGCCGAAGCCCCGTTGGGTTGATTAGGAATTTGCAAACGGTGTGGCAACAGTACCAGAACCAAGCAAAACACCTGTGACATAGTACTTCAAAGAGGCCAAAACAGTCACGGTAATCCAAGAACCTGCTGCTCCACCAGTAGTAGTGCCGTCCAAATTAATGACATCGTTTGCTGCTGCGGGAGCATAACCAGTGGTTGCACCAGAAGCATCAGTTGCTACCAATAACAGCGAGCCAACAAATTTGTCTGTGCCATCAGTTTTGATAGCCACGGCAGTTGCGGCGGTTTCTACAAAAAATGTGTAGGTTGTGCCAACATTGTTCAGAGTATTGGGGTCTTCGCCGGGGCCGCTAGAAGTAGGGTTTGCCGTTGCGTTGATGGTTGGCAGGGTAATAATTAAAGTCGCATCGTTGGTGCGAATTACCTTACCTGCGTATGTGGCAACATCAAGCGTAACGGTGTTTGTGCCGTTGGCAAGATTAACAACTGTATTTGGGCCTTGGGAATAGAAGCCAGCCATTGAACGGACTGGGCCTTGAAACGTAGTGCGTGCCATGTTTTTTCCTTACATGCAAGTGGAGGTGTATCAATCTGCATGTCGTCAGCCGGGACTGTTTGATACACCGGAGAACCCCGGAATGGTTGCAATATACACCATTTAAACGCAGTCAACAAGAGTTTAAACAAGAAAAAAGGAGCCGAAGCTCCTTTTCTCTTTTTGGTTATCAGGCAGTACCTGAAGAACCAAACATACCCAGAGGGTCAGACCAGCCGAAGCTGTAACGCTCACGGGCCTTGTAACGCACGTTGCCGGTGTCGAAGTCGCCGTCCATGCTGTTGACCAGCGGTGAACGAACGAAGTGCTTCAGACCGTTTGGCACGTCTGTAGTCAAGAACCAAGCGTTGGTGTCTGTCAAATAGTGGTTGACAGTGTAGCCGCCGGGAATTGCGCCCATTTGCTTGATGGCGTTGATGTCGTTGTCCGCTGTAGACACACGCAGTTCGGTGTCCAACAAGCGTTTAGCGACAAACATCAAGTTTGGAGGAACAATCATCTTGACAGGCTTGGCTGCAATCAACAAACCACGCTCATCAGTCCAAGCAGCGATCTGGATAACGGCGGCTTCCAAAGAAGTCTCGTTCAAATCAACTTGGGTAGAGGGAGTGTTGCTGTTGACACCGCCAGTAATCAAGGGGTGGCTGGTATTAAACAAAGACACGCCGTCGCCACCGGGGTAGCTAGAGCTAAAGCCATTGTTCAGGACGGCAGCAGCCTTGACCTGTTTGGTGTAAGCCATAGCGCGAGCCAATGACTTGGTGTAACGAGACGACAAGCTGTCGTACAAGTTATCTTCAATCGCTTCTTCAGTGATTGAGAAACCCAAGGCGATGGTTTCGTGCGTATAGCGGGTTGACCATGCCTCTTGTGCATTGTCATAAGCGATGGCAGAACCTTCGTTTTTGACTGGTGCAGCAGAGAAGCCGGACAGTTTGGTTTCTTCTTCAAAAGAACGCTCAGAAGTCTCAGATTCGTAGATTTCTTTGTGTTCTTCGCCGTAACGTGAATACTCCATACCGAACAAGGCGTTCAGGCCGGGGAGCAACTCTTTCAGCAGTTGTGCGCGTGAAATAGCCATGATTTAGCTCCTTTTAGGCAATGCCAAGTGGGTTGAGGTACATGTGACCGCCGTTGGTAACGCCTTCAGCATTGATGCTTGGTGCGTTGAACTTGACGATAACTTCGGGGAACAGCACATTGCCGCCGGAAACATAAGACGTATCAGGGATAACGTCAACGATTCGCATTGGCAGAGTGGCTGTCACAGCGGCGCTGCTGTCCAACAAGGCAACGCGAGAGTCGCCAGTGGTGGTCAAACCAGCATTTTGAACCAAAGCTGCATTGGTGCCAATCTCGGTGTACTGAATGCCGGTAACGACAGTCGTACCAGATACAACAGCAACTTTGAACAATTGGTCAGGATCATCACCGATATAAGCAGTAATGAAAGTACCAGTTGGCGCGGTTGTGCTTGCTGGGTAGTACTGAGAGAAGATGACTTGCCCTTGTGCGTTCACGTATGAACAGCCCAAGAAAACACCAGCAAAACCCGTTGCCGGGGCAGTGGTAGTTTCATTTGCCAAAACGATTGTGCCGGTAGTTGTCAGTTTGACGGCATCACCGTAGAAAATTGCTGTGTTGTAAGCACTAGCAATTCGACGTTGACGGGTCGCACCAGCAAATACCTGCCCACCGATCAAATTGATCGGCTGTAGCCCGTAAGGGCCTGAGACGGTTGGATATGCCATTTAAGGACTCCTAAATTTAAGAACCAGAACCGAAAGTTACGTTCGACTTCTTATCAGCGAATAACGCCATATTAGATCGAGCATCCCTTTCACGAAGGAAATTGTTGTCCACCGAATCCATTTGCATTTTGTTCTTGTCTTCAAAGTGCTTGGCACGTTGTTCCATGAACTCAGCAGGAATACGACAGAGCAACAGCCCACCAATTTCAATACCGCCTTTAAAGCGGCCTTCAATGGCAGCGTGCATCATGAGTTCAGGATATTCCTCTGCTTTGCAGGGTTCGTATCCCTCACGTAACTTAGAGGAGATATTGCTGGGGTCAGCATTTCCCAAAGTGCTTAAACGGATATAACGATGTTTCCAACCGGGACGCTCATCCGGCATAGGTAGCGCTTCAGGGGCCTGCCAATAGGTAGGTCTGTGAGCTTGCACTCGGCTGTCCAATGCGCGATCCAAACGATTCTGCGGCTTTTTTGTTTCTACGTTTTCCATGATTAAGCACCTTTTCTAAGTAAAGCAACCTGTCTTGCATATTCTTCAATGGGCACCCCAAGACGACGCGCTTGCGCGGCTTCTGATGCTTTGAGTCGTACGCGACTAGGTGGTGTACTCCGTGTAGCTGGAGCTACAGGCGAAGTAATTCTTGTTGCACGGCGCGGCGGATCATATTCATCATCCTCGTCAACCGGTTCTGACGTTCTTTTCTTAGGAGGCGGTTCGTCATCCTCATAGCTCTGTTCACTTTCAAAGTGTTCAGGAAATCGTTTGCGCATCGTTTTATCGATGGTTTGAAAGTACTCTTCAGTACCTACATAGTCCGCACCATACTCTTTCTGTAACTTCCTGTCAATACCCATAGCGGTCATTGTCATTTCGTCGTCCTTGCCCCACCAATCACTGTTGCGATCAACCCACTTTCTGGTGCGGGGAGTAAGGTTAGGTTCTTCTGGCTGTGCTGAAGTAAAGTTCTTTTCTTCTACTTCGATGGGCCTCATACCACGGGTCTTATCTAGTTTTAACGTAGCTTCAGCAATCTCTGCTTGAGCATCAGTTAAAGCATCTACATCCCCCGCTTCGTAGGCTTCCTTGTACTTTTTCTTGGCGGAATCAAGCTGAATTGCGGCAGAGGACTGCGACTGCTCAATTAGTACTTTACTTCCACTAGAAAGTTGTTGTTGGAGCTTTTTGTTTTCTTCAATAAGCTGTTTTGCATAGCTCTCGGTCGCTTCGCGTTCCCGCAGAGCTTGTTCTTTTGCGCGGCGTTCATCGTGGTAGCCACGGGTGAACTTCTTGATCCGTGCCTGAACTTTTTCGTCGTAGGAAGATAACTCTTCGTCGGTTGGGTCTTCTACCTTCTCCTTCATGGGCTTGCGGCCACGGTCTTCGGGAGGGGTATCGTCCTCAATCTCGATCTCTAACCTGTCTTCTTCCTCGACTGCTGTTTTTTCATGAGGAAATTTAAATTCCTCTTCAAATCTTTGTGTAGCCATGTGTTACTCCTTATGCAGCACGGGTGATACCGCGCGGGTCTTCCACAACTGCTTCGACCGAATCATCGTTGATGATGCGGAATTCACGGCCATGAATCTTCAGACGGGTGCCTGAATTGGGGCGGACGATGACGAAGTCACCTTCCTTGCAGGATGCGCCGCTGGGGAAACGGGTGGCATCCTTATAGGCATCGGGGCCAAGTTTGACGACGAACAGTACTGGGGTCAGCACTTCTTCGTAGTGCATGGTCTTCGAGTCTTTAATCAACCCAACTTCACTGTCTTGGTATTCCTCCATTGCTTCGGGAACAACGCACAAGAGTCGAAAAGTTCTGGGGTCGGGCAACTGCTTAGCTTTTTGCTCTGCTGTGGTATTCAAAATACCCGACAGATCAACGGCAGCGACATCAAATTCAGTCATCAGCTTTCTCCATTTTCAACATAAGTTCTTGGATGATGTTTTCTGCGTAGTTCAGACCGTGGACGATCCCGCAGACTCTTCGGTAGTCCTCGATGTTGTCGCACCGGCCTGCTGCCACGTAAGCTTCTCGCTCTTGCTTTAGCTTTCCAATCTCTTTAAGAGTCATTGAAATTACTGTGTAGTTACTCAATTACGATCCTTCTTTTGGTTGCTGGGCGATTTCTGCGCCGCCCGTTGCGCTTGCTGTACGGCCATCTGAGCGCGGTGTTTTGCAGCGTCGATGCCCATACGAACTCCTTCAGCTTCCATCTGCTTGTTCAGTTTGTCTTTTGCAGCGGCTGCGGTGGCTCCCACCTGCATGGCCGCGATTTCTTTTTGCGCCTCGATACGAGACTTCTCGATCTCCAACTGGTCGGCTTTGGTCGCAGCGTCGATCTGTTGCTTCTGCGCTTTCAACTGCAAGTCTTGTTGCTTGAGTTGAAGTTCTTGCATCTGCATCTGAACAATCGGGTCTTGCATCTTCTGCTGGTTCTGCTGTTGTTGCGCCTGTTGTTGAGCTTGTTGGGTCAACTGTTGTGACGCTTTCGCAGTCATCATGGCAATCTGATCGGCCAACTCTGGAGGAACCTGCTTGTTCTGCTCCTCGTTTGGCAACGGCATACCGATGGCCATCTCTACCTGCTTGCGATACTCGAACGCAATGTGCTCGTTGATGTGGGCCATAGCTGCTGCCATGATCGCTTGAGCTTGCGGGTTCATCTGCATCAACTGCACAATCTTTGGATTCTGGATCGCCGCCATGTGCGCTTGGATGTGCGCCTCGTGGTTCTGCTCGATGAACGCCTTGACTGGTTTCATGATGAGGAGGTTCTGGTTCTCCTGCACTGGGTCGGTTGGCGTTTGGTCATCTTCCACCGGCACTAACTTGCTGGCGTTCTTGATGCCAAGCACCTCAATCATCTGGCGATGCAACAGAGGTAAGTTATAGAGTTGTGGTGCAGACTGAGCCAACTGAAGAACAGCCTGATACTGCACAATCTTTTGTGCCATCGTTGCTGCATTTGGGTCACTGACAGGAATAACATCTGTGCTGTCATAGTCCGATTTCTTGGCTTTGCGGCCAGCCTCTTCAGGTTCATAGTCATACTCCTCGGGGGTGTAGTCAGCGATGATAGTTTTGAGCAAGCGGAACTCTTGCTTCATCGTGTAGTGCAGACGGGCTTGAACAGCCGTCATCACCTTGAGTGTGCGCTCCAACAGAGCTAGTGTTGTACCTACTGGGGCGTTGGTACTCATATCAGACACGTTCATGTCGCCGCTTGATGCGAACGCACGGCCTTCTTGAACTATGTTCTGGAACAGAGCAAACAGAACCTGACTTGGCTCCTTGTATGGCAGGGGCAGGATGTTGTCTCTGATTGAGCCACTTGGGACGTCTACGTCTCGGAACTCTCCGGGCTGGATAGGTGTATCGTCGCCTTTGATGCGGAGACCACGAGACTTGAGGCCACCGGGTAAATTCGAGAGTGTTCCCGCATCCACGAGTTGACGGATGAGCATCGTTGCGCTCTTCGCGTAGCCGCCGATAAGGTGGATAAGACCGTAACCATAGAAGCCAAAACCGGGGATGTATTGGTAGTGAACGAAGTGCTGTCGTTTGGTGTGGAGTTCATCATCTTCGTACCAATTCCTTCTGATGGCCAAGACCTTGCGTGTGCCCTTCTCAACTGTCACTACGTATGGTAGCGCGATACCCGTCTCCTTACCTTTCTTGTCAGTGTGCTCAAACCCAGACAAGTCCAAGTCAACGTGCATCTCAAGAAACCGGAAGCGGTCATCATTTAGTGCTGACATGCCGCTCTCTTCAGCCTTCTGCTTCTCGATGTCGTCCAACTCATGCGTGGGTTCACCCAAGTCCACGTCGATATAGAAGCCAGCTTCCTGCAACTTCTTGACCTCATTCTCAGTCTTGCGCATCACGTGAGTAACACGCTCTGCTGACTCAAGATTGCTTGCGCCATACGGCACGACGATGTCTTCGGCTGGGATGAACACAGCCACTTGGCGACCCTTGCTTGGGTCGTAGTACACCTTCTTGAACGCTGAACCCGCCAGTGGCAACGACCACAACATCTTCTCGTGTTCTGGGCGGTACTCAACCATCACCTCGGTCAGTTGGTAGTTCATGTCTTCGCGCACGCGAGCGGCAGCTTCTTCACGCAGCAAGTCAACCGCGCCAACGATCTGCGTCTTCACAGGCCCCATCGCTGGGAACGTCTCCATCATTGCTTCACTCTGGAACCTAACTACGGACTCTGTGAGCATTGGGTGGAACACACCACACGCGCCCTGCCAAGGTTCTGTCCGCTCCTCGTACTGCAAGCCCAACAACTTCAGGCCATCGACGTAGGTACGTATCCAATCTTTGCGGTCGTTGATGTCTTTGCCAAAGTCCTCAACCAAGTCCTTGCCCAGCGAGTCCAACTCAGCGTCGTCCATGTACTCAGCGAGGTTGGCATCGAACGTATCAGCCGTCTCTTTTTGTGGTTTCAAGTCGATCTCGATGTCGCCCAGACCAATGTTCACTTCCTCGGGGTCTTCGATCTCAATCTCGATGTCGGGTGCGCCCTCTGGCATGAGTTCTTCAAACCCTTGGGGTGCTGCGTATAAGCCTTTACTGATTGCCATGATGTGTCCTTACACTGTGTAGTACCGCTCGGCGCGGTGACCTTTGAAATACCGAATGTCTTCAGGCTCATCGCTTGGTAAGCGCAGGAACCCACCTTGTCTAAATCTCATGAGTGCCAGAGTTGTTGCGTCCACCAAGTCATCGTGTTCGCCTGATGGGAATTCAGCAATCTCGTCTACCAATTCTTCAGCCCACCTAGTGTTTGGCACCCATACTTTCCCAGACGCAATTATGTCTGAGACTGCGTTAAGACGGGCAACTTTGTCTTGGCCTTTACCCGGCGTGAACTCCTGCACAGGTATGCCCATCGCACGTAGGTCATAAATCAACGGCGCTCCTGACGCTTTCTTCTCTATAAGCACCCCGTCCGGCTCGTACGTGTTGTACTCCTTGAGCACGTCGCGCTTCAAGTCTGGGTACTCCACCCGCTTCTTATATGTGTTGAGCAAGATGATGTTTGAATTGCCGTAGTCTTCGTCGTTCTTGAATATGCCCCACGTCGTACCCGCAGAATAGTCAGCCCGGTTGTTTTTCTCAAACGCCGTGTCCCATGTCTGGAGGATGTACTCACAAGCCGGTGGGCGGTCTTCTTCCCATATCTTCCACCAGTCGCGCTTCACAATAGCTGACTCGTTACCTACAGGGTTCTGTTGATACTGCGCCTGCCATTTGGCGTTTGGCAACTCGTTTCTGAGCGCTTCCAACTCCTCCATCGACCAAAATTCTGGCCAAAGGGGGTTGCCAGATGGCAATATGGCCGGGAACTCGATCACTTCCCAGTCCTCGCCAGAGCGTTGGGCCGCAGCTTTTAGCACCTGACCAGTCAAATCTCGCTGAGACCAGCGTGTCATCACAATCACAATCGACCCGCCCGGCTGCAAACGCTGCCGTGGCCCTGATGTGTACCATTCTATAACTTTGTCGTACACTTCTGGGTTGCTTGCGGCCATCGCCGCCTCTTGTTCTGAGTGTGGATCGTCAATAATCAGCACGTCCGCGCCCTTACCGGTCACTGCACCGCCCACACCAATCGCAAAATAGTCACCGCCCTTGCTGGTGTTCCACCGGCCAGCCGCTTTTGAGTCACTTTGCAAGCTCAGTTCGGGGAAAATGTCGTGGTAAACCTCGGAATCCACCAAATTTCGCACTTTTCGGCCAAATCCCACCGCCAATTCAGCCGTATGGGACGCTTGAATCACCTTTTTATGAGGAAACCTACCCAAGAACCAAGCAGGAAGTAGATAAGAAGCAAACTCGGACTTAGTATGTCGAGGAGGCATGTTGATGATGAGTCTTTTGCACGTTCCATTTGCTACCCTTTCAAACGCTTCAGCCATTCTCTTGTGGTGTCTGCCCGAAATGAAGGTTGGCCAGACCTTTTCCACGAATTTTATGAACCGAGTCTGGGCAAGCTCACGATCTTTGAGCTTCTCCAATTTAGTTAGCTGAGCCTCTAGTACCCGTAAGTCCGTCTCGCTCAACTTCCCCGAGTGGATCAGAGCTTCGATGTCCTTGAGGGAGATGTCACTCATTATCTTGTACCTCGGTTTCCGGGATTTGGACTTCGGTTTCAGTACTTATTGCCGGTTTTTCTTCCGGTGTTTCGGGTGCTTTGTGCCTCCCCAACTGCGCATCCAAGTCGTCCAGCGGTGTGATGTCTGACACTTCTGTATTGAGTAAGCGTTTTACTCTTTCCTTGATGGAGTTCTCAAGTGACGCAGAAGTTGTGTGGTGGACGGTGATCTCGCTGCGTTCGGTGAACAGGCCAATGTCCGAGTGCTTGCCCAGCAACTCCAACGCCTTCAATTCAATCTTCGGGTCACCGTTGTCCGCCAACTCGATCAGCTTATTCGTGATGAAGTTTCTGGCTTGCATCACATCCGAGAACGCTTGGAAGTCAAACCGCTTGACGAGGTGATGGGCTGCGGCTGCTTCAGCAGACTTTGAAAGTGTCTTGGGGGCGTTGGGTTTGGCTGTGCCTGTTATGAGATCAGCAGCTTTGTGCAGGTCTTCATTGTTGAAGTCGATGCTCGGGCCAAGACTATTTATAAGGTCAACTGTGTTTACAGCGACAGCTATGCTATCGGCATGAGTCTTTGGTTGCTCATCCGACAGATCGAAAGGAACAGGATGTTCTGACGTAGGTTCAAGTTGAATCATAAGCACCACGTGAATGGGAGTGGCCCGACTGTAACAGAAAAAATATATAGGGGTGGGGGGTTGACCAAAATAAAAAGTGACGGGGGGTGTTTCCGCCGAACGGGTTGAGACTCGTAATTGGAAAAACGAAATGGGGGGAGGGGGGTGTATGTAACAAAGGTACGTTTCGCCGGGTACCGTGTGTTGAAGTACAGAATCGGGAAAAAGTACCACGGTGTTAAAAAGAGTATGGATGTTGGTACTAGCGTACCGAAAATAAAATATACCACGGTGTTAAAAAGAGTATGGATGTTGGTATCGGGTGTGCTGCACACAGTGTATGTAGTGTACCTCCCCTATTAAGTATTTTGGGGTGGTGGGGTGTCACTCGGCTAACCCTCTAACTTTTGTTAGACCGTGCCCCATACACATAGATTTATTTTTTACGCTAGAGTTGAATTGCCCATTATTTTGTGGTATAATATAGTCATGCAAACGAAGAATCGATTGCATACATAACATAAGTTATGTTCCTCGTTAGTAAACTTTGAAAGGTTAGAAAATGGAAAATACAGTAACTCAAGTAGCAGTCATTCCCTTGTACGAACTGCGCACCGACTTAGTTAAGTCGGCCAAGAAAACCGGCCAAGTGTTGAAGGCTTATGCGAACGGCTTATGCTCAGCGTTCGACCTTGTTGACAATGAGGGCAACACCACTTCCAAGTGGTACGAACTTAAGGGTAAGTTGAAAGCGGGTATCAATGACGAACGCAAGTTATTCGTTGAAGCGTTCAAGGCTGAGGGGTTCGGTGACGCCACAATAACAGTCTACTGGCAACGGGTGAAAGAGGCGTCCGGTTATGTGACAGCCGGTAATAAGGTATCAGGCGGTGAAGTTGATATTGACGCGAAAACTTTGGCTGAGTTGAAAACGATTATCAATCGTATATTCAAAGCCGAGGAAGCGGGCACGGAGTGTAAAGCCTCTGAAGTTAAGGGCGAATTGATGACTGCTTATGCTATCTTAGGTGGTGACATCGACCAACTAGGCTAATCGAATGGGGGAGGGTTTTCCCTCCCCTGTTTATAACAAATGTTATATTTAACGGAGAATCCAAAATGATGCACAGCACAGAGAAAAAATTGCAACAACTGCAACGAATGGCCGAATGCGCTTACTTGAACGGCTTTGATTTTAAGGAAAGCCCAAGGTTTGATGCACAGGTTTTAATCAACGAAATGAGGGAGGCCATTATTCAGGAAATGATTTTGGCGCGTGGTCGTGGTGTTGTGCATACCGCGCTACTGACAGACTAACCCTTACCCTCTTAACTACAGCCCGCCTTGCGCGGGCTTTTTTGCGTCCGCTCGTTATAACAATTGTTATGACGAGCTTTTGTTTTGCCCCGAATTTTTTTGAATACCAGTTCTCTGTGCGGGGGTAGCCTTAGCTAAACTGATACACTGCACGCAGTGTATCACCCAATTTCTCGGTTTGTTAATAGGTACAAACCCTTAACTAGACCAGTTCTCTGTGCGGGGGTAGCCCTGAGCGTAACAAATGTTATGTTTCGAGGTGTAATGTTATATCGTATCACACGCAAGTGGTTGATTCATAAGCATTGTTATATGTTACAATGTTACCGCAGTAGTATGAAACCCTGCCAAGTTGAGCAACCCAGCAAGTGCATAACATCACACATATCCGCACCTTGACATTGTCAAGTTCTATGGACTCTCTCTTTCTTAAAAACCATTACATTATAACATTACATAAAAAACTCCCCGCAAACCCGCGCCCTGCTTGAATTCCTTGTGTTATGTTTTCCGTTATAAAAACCCAAAAATCCCATAACATTCCACATTTCCATAACACACATTTCGTTACACAACGCAACGAACACTCCACCTAAAAACTTGACAATCTTATAACTTTGTGGTATAATATATGTTGGTAGGGAAAAAACAAAAACAGCCCTGCCAAACCCCGAAAATATAACATTTGTTAGAAACAACGAAAGGTAAACCATGATTACAAACGAGTTCGACACCGACTGCGGCAAGTACACCATCAAGAGCCACGGCAACGGTTGGGGATACGAAGTGTTCTGCAACATCACAGGCGACAACCTATGGTTTCAAGACCATGACGCTGACCAACTGCAAGCCACTACCAACAACTTTGAGGACACCACAATCCTCTCTCAGTACTTTGAGAACCTGTACAACTGAGCCATGCCCGAAAAACTTGACAATACTACTATTTTGTGGTATAATATAAGCTGGTTGGGAAAAAACAAACCAAACCCAATCAGCAAGTCCAAAACATAACATTTGTTAGAAACAACGAAAGGTCAGATATGAAACGATTAGAAGCCATGCTCGAACGAGCCTACATATTGTCGGCGCAAGTACTCAACGGAGACACGCCTGATATATCCCTTGCCGAAGAAGTCTGCGGTGAATGCTCTGAATTGCTCGCCCACATCAATGGCGACCGAGGTGCATTCGAGTCCGAAGAAGTTATGGATGCTGAGTTAGTAACACTTGCCAAGGAGATAACAAATGTTAGATAAAGAAATCATCGCCCTCTCGCAGGGCTTGTACAGCCCATTGTTTGCAACCCGAGACTCAATCAAGGAAGCAATCACTTACGCCTACGGCATCGCCAAGGCATCCGAGAACCCTGCGGCAATCACCACTGCGCTTCATGTGGTACTCAATACCATCGCCCAACATCTCGAAGACACAGTACGCACAGCGCACCACGCTGATGCCGAAGCCTTCATCGAGTGGGCAAACCAAGAATCAAGGGAGGGCTGAGCTATGACACCAATACTTTACATCCTCGGCTCTTTCATATCCTGCGCATTCCTCTATTTCGGATGGGATGGCGAAGGGTACATCCACAAAACCTGCCTCATCGTGGGCGGTGTGTACTTTGGTCACCTGCTGACCGAAGCCTTTAACTACAACGAAACCAACAAAGAAGGAGCCTAACAAATGTTAGATTTTGACTGGAAAACCTGTATTGACTGCGGTGACGATGTACCTGCTTCAAGGTACCAAGCGTTCTGTTTGTTCTGTGAGCGTGACCGAGAGCACAGTGCACAGGTGGAGCGCAGTTCGTGGTGCATCGTGCAAGAGTACGGCAAAGGCCCATATCAGTTAGTAACACCTACTCAAGCACCCACAACCTTGAAGCAGACTAACCAAAAGGAGTTGAGAACATGATGACAAACCAAGAATTGACCGCATTAAAGACAGTACTTGACTACCTTGCGGAAGAGGAGGATGACTGCAAAGTGTTCGTGGAGATGGGCGGCAACCCCGACGACCACATATTCTTTTACATCCAAACGCTCAAGGACTATGTAAGAGGGCTGTATTCAACAGGCAACATCAAGGAGACAAACCATGACTGAGCACGACTACGAGAAAGCCATGAAGTTGCTGGTTGCGGTGGAGTTAGACCTACGCAACTACTTGAAGAACCCTGCCGAGTACCAAGCCGAGTACTTGGAAGACACCCACTGCTGTATCACGGAGGCAATGAGCTTGTTGCAAGTTGAACGCGCGGCTGGTGCTGAGCGTGACTACGACTACTTTGAGATGGAGGAATAACAAATGTTAGTAACTGTAAAAGAAGCAAAGGCACAAGGGCTGAAGCTGTATTTCACAGGGAAGCCGTGCAAGCACGGACATGTTGTACCGAGGTTTGTGTTACAGAACCGTTGCGTTGCTTGCAAAGCCATACACAGCGGGACAGTGGTCAGGCAATGGCATGACGCTAACAAGGGCAAAGTGCGTGGTATCAAGAAGCAGTACAAGGTGCGGCACAGGGACAAGTACTTGGCACAAAAGCGGGAGTTCTATGAAAAGAACAAGGATGTATGGCGGGAGTACGCACGTCAATGGAAGGAAGCCAACCCTGAGAAGGTGCTTGCTAGTCGGGCAAGACGCAGAGCCGACGAGATACAACGCACACCGCTGTGGCTGACTGACACCGACTACGTGGAGATACGCAACATGTACAGGTTGGCAATCGCTAGAACAAACGAGACAGGAATCAGGTGGCACGTAGACCACATCATTCCGTTGAAGGGTAAGAACGTGAGTGGGTTACATGTACCACAGAATCTGAGAGTGATAACCGCGCAAGAGAACATGCGCAAGTCAAACAAATGGGAGCTAACAAATGTTAGGTAGATACTATGTAACAGGATGGTGCGGTAGATTCAGCAACTGGGTTGCCGAGAGTATCGTGGCGAACAACATGAAGCTGGCGAAGGAGAGGTTCAAGACTTCTAACCCGACGCTCAAGAAAATCAAAGCATACAAAACAATTGGGGGTGTGTGATGCCGTACATAACAACAGAGGTTGAGATTGACTTAGATGACTTTGACACCGACGACTTGGTGGATGAGTTGGAGCGCAGGGGCAAAGATGCAACGAGCCTGAGCTTTGACGACAACGAGACACTGACCAAGATATGGTTGCACGACCGAGAGGGTCGCAAAGAGGAGGCTTACGCACTGA